GATCATCTCACGCCTTGTTATGCCACGTTTTATACCCCATGTTGTTAGTCTCCCACCTTTGGCTAACATTTGGGATGTTGGCTCGCTCAAGCGACGCATGATGCGTCTGAGTCCACCATTTTTAACGGCAGAATCAATCATTATTTTGGCGGGAATGAGACCAACCTTCCCATTGCCATCATGAACCTCAAAGTGTTGGTTAACATCCATTTCAGAAGATGTGCCACTGTTGGCACAATATAAGCACCATGCTGTTAACACTATCTGGAAGTCAGTTTCACTCCGTATCTTGAGGGATGACCGAATGTCATCCACCCATGCACTATATTCTTCATCCTTAGCTCGGGCTGCATTGACATCAAATTGCTCATCAGGAATGAACCTCAAAACTCGATGGTTCCAGATCTTCTTCCCCTTAATTGTTGGCACAAGTTGTGACAATGATGATTTCTGGATGGCTGGCATTTTCCACTGAATCTCTTCCTCATCATCACTGTTAGTTCCTGGTGGATCAATGACATCATCCGTGCCTTTAGCTGGAGGTGGAGGTGATGGTGGATCTTCCAGTTTCTTCTTCCCCTTGGCCTCTAGTGCTGCCTTGGCCGCTAGTGCTACTTTTTCCTTTTCATCTTGGAGCTTGGCTGCCTCGAGTGCCTTGGCTTGCTCCTCTTCCTTTTTCTTCTTTTCCAGATCCATTTGCAATTCTTGTGTTCCCTCCTCAGAATGAACTTCATAATGAAGGGCATGTATTTGCAGTGGGTCCATGTAACAAATTGTTGCCAGCTCATGCTCATTGGCATAGATGAGTGCATCCTTGTACTCGCAAAGCAACCATATTAAATAAAGATTCATGATCCCAAAGAGCCATGGGTCATTGTAAGCTTCAATGGTTGCTGCAAAAGCAGCTTGTGCTGCGTGAACCACGCCTCCTTTCTTGATCCACTGAACTATTCCGACTATTCGGCGGGGATTCAGCTGAAAGCCAACACCTGATGTGTGTTGCACCATTGTTAAGCTCATGTATGGGTTCTCCATTATGTTATCAGTTAAGATATCAAACTCATAGCTCAAACCCAAATCACCGATTTCATTCGAAAAATCCCCTCCGAACTCGTGTTCAAACTCCCTTGAGATTGAAAACTTGTTATCATCCCCATTGCAAACAAAGCGCATCCGCTCATGAAGTTGAGAGCAAGTCGTGTCCCCAGTTTTGGAAATGTAAGCGTAGAGGAATGATAGAATGAGAACAAGTGTGTTATCAACAACAGTACTTGGCTGGCCACTGTTATTCCCTAGCTTCTTCATGATTATGTTTCCAGCAATTGTGTGCACAGGGGTGAAAACGAACTCTCTGTACATATGGCTGAGGGCAGCTTCTGCTTCTTCTTTGCACTCTGGTGCCATGAAGTGGCACCTGATTGAGTAAATCACATCAAATAGAAATGGGTCGATAGAAGCATCAAATCTCGACCCGTCACCACTCCCGTGAAGCCACCCTGGCTCATCTAAGTAGCGATGCACTCTCTCCCAACCTCTCTGGAATTTGTTAATACCAACCGTGTGGGGTGCATGTAAGTGTGTGGCGTAAAATTGTTTGTTGAAATCATCGACGTACGCCTTGGCACCCACCAATGTTGTGATTGGTGCTGCTGTGAACACTCGCGTTTTATCTTGCTCCACCTTCTCGAGTGGGCGTAGTTCTGCCTTGAGGGATCCATTCCATATCCCTGCGTTCTCTCCCCTCACCAGTTCGCGCCTACAATGGATGGCCATCGCGATTAGCTCCTCCTCAGTTAGATGTTGACACAGCTCTCTTTTCTTCATCCCATACATGGGTCCAGCTGCTTTGTTCCACTGGATGTCACTTAAAACTTCCTCAGGAGTTCTAATGCGTGTTGGCGTCATTCCGGCGCTTTCAAGCATATGAATTAAGCAGTCCGCAGCATTCAATATAGTCTTTTCATCATGGTCAACGCTCTTGTAAGCTCTGTTGTATTTGCTCAAGTCCTTCCAATAAGCTGAATGAGTTAACCGACTCGGCAGATACGCGTCCTCATATTCCTCTATGCCACGCACCAATGATTGATGATTTCTCTTGAACTCTAGCCAATATGGGCTCTCCCCAACATAAGTGTGCCGTGTGTTTAGCAGAGCATGCGCATACGCCAGAT